TTAATTATTGATGATCCACACTCGGAGCAAGACGCTATGAACATGCAAGCTTTAGAGCGAGCATACGAGTGGTATACATCAGGACCAAGGCAACGTCTTCAACCAGGTGGTAAAATTGTTTGTGTAATGACAAGATGGAATACCAAAGATCTAACAGGTATGTTAGTCAACTCACAAAAAGAAGAAAAAGCAGATAAGTGGGAGATTGTAGAGTTCCCAGCAGTTATGCCATCAGGTAAACCAGTGTGGCCAGAGTATTGGGAACTAAAAGAATTAGAAGCAGTTAAAGCATCGCTGTCCGTTGGTAAATGGAATGCACAGTGGATGCAGAACCCAACTAGTGAAGAGGGTGCAATTATAAAACGTGAGTGGTGGAAAAATTGGGATAAAGATTACCTACCCCCTTTAAAACACGTCATACAATCTTATGACACCGCATTCATGAAAAAAGAAACTGCCGATTATTCTGCAATCACAACTTGGGGTGTATTTCAAGATAACGAAGATACAGCACCTAATTTAATTTTGCTTGACGCTATGAAAGATAGATTAGAGTTTCCTGAACTAAGAAGAGTTGCCAAAGAGCAATATGATTACTGGCAACCAGAGACTGTCTTAGTTGAGGCTAAAGCATCAGGACTACCACTAACTTATGAACTTAGAGCTATGGGAATACCTGTGGTGAATTTCAGTCCATCAAAAGGAAATGATAAGCATACAAGAGTGAATTCAGTTGCACCATTATTTGAAAGTGGTATGATATGGGCTCCAACAGATAAGAAGTTTGCACAAGAGGTTATTGAAGAGTGTGCTGCTTTTCCGTATGGTGAGCATGATGACTTAGTGGATTCTACCACTCAGGCTATTATGAGATTTAGACAAGGAGGTTTGGTTACTCATCCTGAAGACTATCAAGATGAAAAACTGCCTCCAAGAAAATATAGTTACTATTGGTAATATGGGAAAAAAACTAACAACAGGCGCACCACCAAAACGAGGACCTAACCCACAGGGGTTGAATATTAAAAATAAAAAGGTTAAGGTCGTGCGATTGGAGAAAAAAAATGGCAGACGTAGATAAGGCTCTTCCTAACGTAGAGCAAACTATAAATATACCCAACCCTGAAGATATTAATATTGAATTAGAGGAACAGCAAAAAGATCCTCAAGCTCCTGTTGATGTTCAACCTAATGAAGATGGTAGTGTTGATGTTAACTTCGATCCATCACAAGTAAACCCTGGCGAAGATCAAGGACACTTTGCAAACTTAGCAGAGTTATTACCTGATGATGTTCTTGCACCTATCGGTTCAGAGTTGTCTGCAAACTATCAAGATTATAAATCTTCAAGAGCAGAATGGGAAAAAGCATATACATCAGGATTAGATTTATTAGGTTTCAAATACGAAAATAAAACAGAACCATTTAAAGGTGCCTCTGGTGCCACGCATCCTGTTTTAGCAGAAGCAGTTACAGCATTTCAATCATTAGCTTATAAAGAATTATTACCTGCAGGTGGACCTGTACGTACACAGATCGTTGGAAAAATTACAGCTGAAAAAGAGCAACAGGCGACAAGGGTCAAGGATTTCATGAACTATCAAATTATGGATCAGATGAATGAATACGAAGCTGAGTTTGATCAAATGTTATTTTACTTACCACTATCAGGATCTGCATTTAAAAAAGTTTACTACGATGAAATTATGCAAAGAGCAGTTTCAAAATTTATACCTGCAGATGATTTAGTTGTGCCTTACACAGCTACATCATTAGATGATGCAGAATCAATTATTCATGTTGTTAAAATATCAGAGAACGAATTACGTAAACAACAAGTTGGAGGATTCTATAGAGACTTAGAATTAAATCCATCTTACATGAACGAATCAGAATCAGACAAAAAAGAGAGAGAACTTGACGGTACAAGAAAAGGTAAAGATGAGAGAATGTTTACTTTACTTGAGTGTCACGTGAACTTAGACATTGATGGATTCAATGACTCTGATGCTGAAGGTCTAGCAACTGGAATTAAACTTCCTTACATTGTTACAATAGAAGAAGGATCAAAAGAAGTATTATCAATTAGAAGAAACTATGAGATAGGTGATCCTCAAAAAAATAAAATTAACTACTTCGTACATTTTAAATTTTTACCTGGACTTGGTTTTTATGGTTTTGGATTAATTCACATGATTGGTGGATTATCTAGAACTGCAACATCAGCCCTAAGATCTTTACTTGACGCAGGAACCTTGTCGAACTTACCTGCTGGATTTAAAATGCGTGGTATAAAAATGAGAGATGAATCTCAAGCCATTCAACCTGGAGAATTTAGAGACGTAGATGCTCCTGGTGGAAACTTACGAGATGCTTTCATGACTCTTCCTTTCAAAGAACCATCGCAAACATTATTGTCACTTATGGGCGTCGTGGTATCTGCAGGTCAAAGATTTGCTTCAATAGCAGACTTGCAAGTAGGGGATGGGAATCAGCAAGCAGCAGTGGGCACGACGGT